GTGTGCACATGTGATCATGTGTGCTTGGGTCGCGGGACGCTCACCGCAGGGGGCTGCGTTGAGAAAAATCCTGGTCCTGGGAGGGGTCGTCAGAGGGCGCAAGTATCTGGTCGAGGCCGAGGGGGCCGCGGTCAAAGTAGGCCGGGACGCAAGAATGCACCACATGCCATTGACACGAGCATTGTGAAGACGCAAGACGAGGTTGCGGGTGCTTTGGACGCCGCGCGGGACATGCTCGAGGAAGTCAATGAAATTGCCCGGGAAGTGCGGAATCCGGCCATTCAAGCTGTGGCTCTCGAGGCCAGTGATGCAACCACTCAAACCTCAGTGGGACTGTCTGAGAAATGCATGCGCAAATCAAGTGCTGCCCAAACGGAGAGGCAGACCTCTTATGGCTATGTGACTTTGGGTGGGAAGATTTTGCCCATTAGGGAGTTTCCTGACCACATTTGCCAGTGGGCCGTGGGTCGTGGGGACCTTGTATTGCCCGAATACCCATTGTGCATGACATGGGAGCCAGCGAAGAGATTTGTGCGTGACGTTTTTGCCAATGCGAAGCCGAAGATTGTTCCTGATGACGAGGTCTGCACGGAAAGGCAAGCCACCATGTATCCCATTGAGCTTGAGTTGGAGATGCACATATCACACACTGCGCATCATCATGAGCTCTTGGATGGACTCAATTCGGGCTTCGCGTCCGTCTTCATGTCGAATGAACCTCTGCAGAGGTTCCTGGATCATTGCTCAAAGACATACGATCTGATGCATTACTTCATGGGCATAGTTTGTGATGTGTATCACCGATCGGCCAACAAGGACCGCCCATTTGATGACGCCGAGCATTATGTTCGGCCTCCAGTTGAGTTCAGAGCCGCTGTTGAAGACGGCCAAGACTCGAGCGTCGTCAATTACAATTGGGGCTGGTGCAGCTATGAGCGTGGGAAGAGTTATTTCCTCGAGAAAACCCGTTTGCTGGAGGAATATTTGGACGCGCGCAGACAAGCCATGAAAGAAGCAGTGGACAGACTCAAGGAACCTGCCCAGCAACAGCAGCTTTTGGCCAGATATCGCGAGCAATGG